GTTATTAACTTCCATCTTACTTAAACTTAATTCTATATCATCTACTGTTCCATCTATTGTATAATCTCTATGGTAATGTGGTAATAAGTAATTACTGCAATATATTTGTTTTGAAGGAATAACTTGTTCAGAATATCTTAATGTTAATTCTGGAGGTGCTGTTTCTACTGTTGCTATAAGTTGTGTTGGCATAGTTACGCCTTGTTCTTTCATCATCGATATTAAATCATTAGCCCAATCAGCCACCCAAACCTCCTTTTTAAAATTATTTTATCCTTTCTATAAAATCCCATTCTACTTCTTCACGTTTTTTCTTCTTTTTTTCTCTTTCTTCTAGCTCTACCTTGTCCATCACGTTATCGAAAATAAGTTCCATATCTACATAGTAATCTCCATCTTGAAAAACATGGTTGTCATTTTTAATCAAAAAACTTCCTATTAAACCTGTATCGTGTTCCTTTACTGCCACGGAATACCCAGCTATTAAATCAGGATTACCATTTGCAATAACATTAGCATAACTCTGTTTACCCTTTAGCATATCTCTGGCATTAAAGATATTGTTCATATCCTTAGTATATTCAACAACATCTTGAAATAGCCCATATTTCTTTTTATCTTCCTCATTGGCTACTTTATCAATTATTTGTTGTTTCTCTTTTTCTGTTTTATAAACTATAATTTGATTGACCATCTCTTCGATAGATTCACTATATCTTGTACTTCTCAAATCGTTGTAAGAATCAAGCTCTAAATCCTCTAACAATACCCCTTGATCTGCTATTTCTATTTTTCCATTATCACAAAAAACTGAATATATAGCTTTGTCTTTATTGTGTTGTATAGTGTAAGCAGCAAGAATTATTTGATACGCCGATTTGTTTATTGCTGGGAAAGTGCATTTTACTTTATCTTTTGGTAATCTTCCGACTTCAAGCCCTAATTCTCCGCATATTTCTTTTACTATTTCAGAAGGAACTCTATTAAAATAATTTTTTACAAAGAAATTTTTATTTAAATAAATCGAATTATCATAAGCAATAAAATTTACATTTTTTCTATCTGTGTTTTTTTCTACTGTAAATACTTTCCCTTTGAATAAAGTTTCTGTTCCATCTAACTTAAATTCAACATTATCTCCTACCTCAACATTTATATTTTCTAATATTGGAAAGTCAACATTTAACTTCCTTGAACTTCCATATATCCCCCCACCCCATTCAACTTTAGTAAATTTTTTTTTATATACAGTTCCATTTATTTTTATCTCTATCATAATTAATCCCTCTTATATAAGCCGGTTACATTATCAGTTATTTTTCCTTGATCTCTAGTTTCAATCAATGAAATCTTTATGTTCACATCTCTTGTTCTTTCAGTTACACTATATTGCAATCTATCTATTTTACACTTATATGTTATTAGTAATTCTGGAACAATAAAGGTTAATTCTTTCTTTTCTTTTTTCCATTTTTTTAAAAGTTCTATTGCTGCTGTTGGGGGTAATGGATTTTTAAATGAAAAGAAATGTGATGTCATTGATGGTAGAAAAGTACTGAAACTTATTCTGTCACATCTTCTTTCCCCAAAATTAACCTTTTCTCCAAAGTCTATTATATTTACTGCGATTGTATTTTGTTCTGTGGTTATTTCTAAATCTAATGGTGGTATCACAAATACAAAAGGTATTTTACCGTTTAATAATATAAAATTAGGTTTCATATCCACTCTCCTATTGTTGTGTCATTTGGGCATTTGCTATTGCATTTCTCATTTCTTCCCCAATTCTTTCTTGGACTTCTTTTATCAATGCTTCTGTGTCCTTCATAGTATTTAGAGTCAAGTGGCTTAAATCTACTTTTATTTCTGGTTTAGTTTCATTGAATGGGGATGAAATATTTGTTTTTAAATATTCTTTGTCTCCGAAATTTCCTGCTGATAACTTGTTTTTTGTATATTTCTCTGAATTGAAAGCTCCTAAAGAACCAAGGGAATTACCTGTGTTTAAAAAGCTTCTATTTTTAGATTCTTTAAGTATCGCATCAGCTTCGTGACTTAGTCTTATTCTTTCCATGTAATCACCATTATATGAAGAGGAATTCATATATACATCCCTTAGTTTATTAGCTCCCCAACCAACCAATGCACTTCCTCCCAAGGCTAAAGCTGTAATAGACCCTGCTCCAAGACCTAGAATAGTCGCCCCTGTTCCTGCTGCTGCTACAGTAGCTTTTAATCCAACATATACTCCTGCTGCTTGTTTAGCTCTAAGAATTATATGGTCTATGTATTTATCTATATTTTCAGTAGATAGTTGGTTTTCTGTAACCCCGTTTATAGCTGATGTCATTTCTTTTAATTTTTCATCTATTATCGGAGCTGCTGCTGCTCCTAAAGCATTACCAAAACCATCTATTGCACTTTTAAATTCTTCTAATGTTTGCTTGCTTCCGGTTATCATTGTGTCATAGAAATTATCGAGTGATCCTTCAGCGTTATTGGCTGCATTTTTAGATTTTTCGAGCTGGTCATTAGTAGCCTTTAACAAAGCTGAGAACGCATCCATGTGATGAGCACCTGCAACTGTTGTCATAAAATAGTTTTGTTCTGCTGCGTTCATTTTTTGAAAGGCAGGTTTCATATCTTCGATAATTTCCAATATTCCTTTCCATTCGATATGTTTTTCTCCATCTGCTCCTATTACTTCTTTGTATAGATTCAAATCATATTTTTTGAATAACTTTTGCATTTTTTTATCATCTTGAGCTTTGAAAAGCCTAGCATATATAGCTTTCATTGCGGTTCCAGCTTCTGCTCCTCTTATACCGTTGTCTGCCAGTACTCCCATCGCTGTAGCTATATCTTCAATCTTTTCTTGCCCTTTTGTTAAAGTTCCTATTTTTAAAATTGTGTCAGCCATGTCACTCATGGTCATATTTGTTCTCATTGACATATTAGCCAATAAATCCGCGTATCTTGTTGTATCTTTAATACTTATTCCAGCAGCTGTCATAGAATTTGTTAAATAATCTGATGTTGTGGCCAAATCATCACCAGAAGCTATAGACATTTTTAATAACGTTGGAGTTATTTCTAAGATTTGATTAACACTTTTACCAGACATAGCTTGATACATTTGAGCTTCTGCTACTTGTTTTGCTGTAAATCTTGTTACCCTTCCTTGTGTAGTAACTTGTTTATTTAACTTTTCTTGTTCTTTAGCTGTAGCTCCACTTATGGCAGCATTCCTTAATAACTGGTCTTCTAGTTCAACCCAGCCTAAATATGACTTTCCAGTAAATGCTGTCACAGCTGCCCCAGCTACTTTCCCATATCTTTCAACTGTCCTAAAACTGCTTATTGCTCCTTTGGAATTTATCCCAAATTGATTACCGAGTTCTTTTAAAGAACTTCCCATTGAAGCACTCTCTGTTTTAACTTGACTGCTAAAGCTCTTAAAACTTTTAGAAGCTGAATTTATTTTAGATGAAAAATTATCTTTCAATTCCAAAGCTGCACTTAATATATAGTTGCTCATGTTATCTATTCTCCTTTATTTTCGACATAAAAAAATCCCCAGATAATTGAATATCTGAGGATTGGAGTAAATTTATTATTTTTTATTTATTGCAGGATGAACCCAATAATGACTTGCTGCATTTGGAATTTTTATATGAAGAAAATTGTCCCAATTTATTTTTTTTAATTCATTTGTTTTGAAAGTTATTTCTGCTACTTCATAATCATCAGCATTTCCATATTTATCAATTAAAGTGTCATGGAAAATTAAAGCTATTCTTTCATCTTGAGAAAGTTCATAATTATTGCTTATATACTTAAAAAACTTGTGAGCATCAATATTAAATCTTGAATTTGTTTGAAATAAATTAGAATCTATATTTACATGAACTTTATAGTATTTATCATTTCCTTTCTCTGTTTTTATAAAACGTTGTTCTTTCGTGTTGGTGTACCCTCCTAAAGAAGCGTTTACCACTTTTTCAAAATTAATTGTAGACGAAAAACCAAAGCTGAAAATTAACAAGCTGAACAATAATATTAATAACCTTTTCATACTCTCCCAACTCCTGATCACGAGATAAAATAATATTTTTTAAAAATCTAATCCTTTCATAGCTTTATCATATTCTAATTCAAATATAATTTGTGCTAGAGTGAATCTTTCGCCACGTTTAGTCACGATATACGTTTCAATTGGTAAGTACTCAATATAATCTCCATTTTTCCTAACTCTGAAATAAACTTTATTTCCATTGTATTCAGCGTAAAATACTTTTCCACCCTCAATTTTTCCTTCTGTCTCCCACTTCAAATACTCGACTGGAATATTTGTGCCTTCTTCTGCACTTATCAATTTAGCTGCTAGTTCTTCTGTTGTATTAACTTCAAATGTCTGAACAGGAGTAGGGATACTTTTCAAGACATCTATATGATAAGACTCTTGGAATATATTAAAGCCTTTCCAAGCTAAAAAAATAAAAAAGATTAAAAGCCCAATTTTTTTCTTCATCATCTAACTCCTTTTATGTAATTTATATACTATAATTTTACCTCACATCACATAAAAGTCAAGGCATTTTATTTTTATGTGTGCAATACCAGTTTGATTTCAACTTTCAAAAAAGGTATAATTACCCTTGAGAAAGGAGTGAATTTGTATTTAAATTGAGAAAGGAGGAAAATTAATGAATTATCTATACACTCCCTTGAATTATCAAGAAGGTGGCAAAACTATTGAGGCTACTATTTCCGGAACTTCTTGTAATGTCATTCTTTTAGATTTGAATAACTTAGCAAAATACAAGAGTGGAAAAAATTTTGATTATTATGGTGGTCATTTTAATCATTCGCCTGCATTAATCCATATTCCACACAGCGGAATATGGCATGTAGTTGTTGATGGTGGCAATGCTAAAGTTTCAATTAGGATTTATTAAAAAATGGAAGGGGATTTATTCCCCTTCTCCAACTTTATAGCCGTATTTTAACCAATCTACAACTTCTAATTTTTCATCCACTAAAATATTACCTATCCATTTACCCTCAGGATCATATATTGCTAATCCTATACCTTTTATACCTTCACTGTTCCCACTTACTTGTACAAGTGTCTCACCATCATATATATTATAGTTCTTATTTTCTATCACTTCAATTTCTTTCTTTTCCCAATCTATCCTTAGTGAAGCCACTAACTTTTTTTCTTTGTCTGTGATTGTTATGATTTTTTGTTCCGTTTCTATCCCTCCCTATTAAGTACGCTAAAATAATAAAGTTGTCTTTATTTCCAATCCTCAGATATTCAATTGCCAAGGTTCATTTTTTATTACATTATCATGCCATACATTATAAGGAGGTCTTTTGTCTTGAGTTCTCTAAGTTCTTTCAATGTATGGCCTTTGTTAAGGTAGTGAGCGATTGTGAAAGCTCTCCAATCACTCTTTATGAGTTTTTTATATCATTCTCAACTATTTCTATTGTATCTTTTCCATAAAAGCCAGATTTATCAAGTATAGCCTTTGCTATTTCTCTTACTTCTCCAACTGTGAATATTTTTCCTACTATTTCAGCTGGTTCAAATGCTATTCCATTTAACCTACTCTCCTTTAAATTAGGGCTTATACAGTTGTCATAAATTAAAAGTTCATCACTTTGCTGCTCTGTTATCACTGTCATAAGCTCTTTGAAGTTTAATGGTCTTAGTTCAATCAACTTATCCAGCCTTTTAATTTTTACTTTTATAGTTTCTTCTTTTTTTGGCTTTGTTGCTAATCCTAAAATATCTTCTATTGTTAAAAGTTCATTATTCATTATTTAATTTCCCCCTCATATTCAACATCTTCAGGAGTAAATCCAAATGGCATTTCTTCTGATATAGCCTCTCCTTTAGTTGCATTTATTATATTTAAAGTATTAAACCATACATTATCTATAGATACTCTTTCTTCTTGTCCTCCTACTGCATCAGGGTCAAGTATAGAGAATACTATTTTGCTTCTTGTATCATTTCCTTTTTTCCAATTTTTTAAAATTTTATTTGCTCTTGAATAAACTTTATTAAGGGTTAATGTTCCTTCTCCAGTAAAGCTTGTTATTTTACTATCTACAGACATACCAATTTGTACATCCGATCTATTAGCTGTAATAGAAGCTGTTACAGCTGAAAATTCAGCTATGAGTTCATTATCAACCCATAATTTCCCATACCCTCCTGTAAGTGTTTTATTTCCTCTTAAATTCTCTCCTGCCATTTATTCCCTCCTACATTGTTATTACAAGGTGTAAATCAACCATTGTATTAGCAAATCTTACATCACCTGCTAAAAATACTTGGTGTCCACTTGGATAACTTAATATTTCTAAATCTGTTAATTCATCAGGATCACGGCCATCTGCTACTACAACTTTTCTTTGTTCATCATAATCTATCTCTATTCTGTTGTCATAATCAGCACTTAATACATTTGGTTGAAGGTCTTTGAAATATATTTTATTTACATTAGAGCAAAAATTCATTTTGTTATCATAGTTATTTATATATTTTCCCATCCAGTAATTTTTAAATGTATCTCTTATGTCATCTACAACAATACACATTCCCTCAACCACTTTAATAAATCTAGTATCAGATTTCCAAGTGCTATCAAAAGTTGTCTTGCTGTTTACAGCCATGTTTATTCTTACTTTTCCATCATCATTGTAGAGGCTTAACACTCCTAATGCTGGTTCTATGTCATCAACCTCTATTAAATCACTCATAACAAGGTTATCAGCTGATATATTCAATGGAAGTCCTGCTAACATTCCCCCTATTGCTGCTGTATATTCTTGACCTGTAAATTCTCCTAGCTTAGATTTATAAGTTTTATTTCCAAGCTGAACTACTGCCACATGGTCTGTATTAGTAGCAAAGGAACTTATATATTTTACTGTCTTGTCTATTGCTTCAGTTCCAAAAACTTGTTTTACCCAAAGAGTAATAGTAGTGTCTTCCTCTTCTGTAGCATTAGGAGCTACCAACCAGTTTATTTTTCTTTGTTTTGTTTCTGCGAGAATAGTAGATATTTGTTCTTCTGCTCCTTGCACTCTTATTAAAATTTTCTTTGGACTGTAAGTATACATAGCTAGTTTTATCAAATTTATACTTTTAGTATCCCATTTAGTTTCATCTATATCTGCTATAGTGCCAACATTTACCCACTTTTCAGTTTGTTTAGTATCTTTAAGCACCATGCAAAGTATACCCAGTGCACTTCTTTGTATAACAGTTGTTGCCAAAGTCTTAAAGATAACACTTATATCTGGTGTTGGCTTTATTTGTCCTACTCCTGCCATTTATTCCCTCCTCTATGACTTGAATGATAAGTTCAAATCTTTAAATTTAACTTCTAGTTCTTGCATTAGTTCATAATCATATGGTTTTCCATACTGATCAAATAAACTTATACTAAATTCATAATGTCCTACTGTATCAACTATGTGCATATTAGTATCTGTCATAGTTAATCTTCTATCTAATACAGGCAATATTTTATTACCAAATACTTCAAAATGATTGTCTACATTTTCTAAAGCTTCACAAGTTTCAGTATTGTTACCTTCTTTACTTTTTGGAAAATACATAATATCATAGTTAAGAGTTTTTAACTCTCTATAGTTACTATCCCATTCTTTAGAATATGTTAATAAATCAACAAAGTAACAAGGCCTATCTATTTTGTTTATATTTTCATATTCAACATCTAACCCTAATTCTGCTAGTTTCTTAACAATAGCTTTTCTTATGTCTATAACTTTCATAATTTACCTCATTAATTTTTTCATCATTTTATCCAAGTCTTTGTAGAAATTTAACTTTCTATTAAACATTGCTTTATGTAACATTCTCCTACCTTGAATAAATCCAACTATCTTTCCACCTCGTTTTAATCTGTGTCCATATTCAACATGATTCACATAGTCAGTATTGTTATAGACAATTTGTGTAAATGCTTTTCTTTCTGATTTTCCTGTTCTATGCCAGGCATTTCTTAAAGTTCCTGTATCAACTGGAGTATCTTGTTTTACATCCCTTATAACTGTGTTGGCTTGGTCTAGTAAAAACTTATCAGTTTCTTTTGGAAATTCTCTTTTGAGAGTTTCTATCCTTTTAATCCAGTCATTCATTCCCTTGATCTTCATTTTCAAGCACCTCACTCAAAAATATTTCTTTATGCGACCCTTGATAAGAAAAAGGATGTGAAGCCCTAAAGGTATAAGTAAAATTATCTCTACGAACTTTTAATTTGTCATTCTGAACTATATCAACATCAGGGGCGACAAATAACATAAACTCTTGAGTAGAACTGTTTATTTCACTTATA